TATGATCCAGATCGTTGGGCCAACTATTACAAGCCAGCAGGTTTGAATAGTGCAGGTAATTCAGCTGCACCAGCAGCAACACCAGTTGCGGCACCTGCCCCAGTAGCAAAAGCTGCACCTGCTCCAGTAGCAGAGTCAGATGATGCTCCGTTTGATGCAGACGATGTAGTGGCAGAAGCAGTTGCTCCAGTAACAGCTGCCAAACCCAGTAGCCAACGTGCAGAAGACATTTTGGCAATGATCAGAAACCGTAAACAGTAATTAGCTGTGCTTGTGTCAGGACAGGGCTCACGGTCCCTGTCCAATTTTCAATGAAAGAACAATAATATGGCTAAGCCTTTCGACATTTCCAAATTTAGAAAAAATATCACAAAATCAATTGATGGTATTAGTATGGGATTTAATGATCCTACCGATTGGATCAGTACCAACAACTATGCATTAAACTATCTTATCAGTGGAGACTTCCATAAAGGAATTCCAATGGGTAAGGTTACAGTTTTTGCAGGAGAATCCGGAGCAGGTAAAAGTTTTATCTGTAGCGGTAATTTAATTAAAAATGCGCAAGAACAAGGAATTTATCCTATCTTGATTGATACAGAAAACGCATTAGATGAAAAATGGTTACACGCATTAGGCGTTGATACCAGCGAAGATAAGTTGCTTAAACTCAATATGGCAATGATTGATGATGTGGCTAAAATGATTACAGAGTTTGTTAAAGAGTATAAAACACTTCCAGAAACAGATCGTCCAAAAGTTTTGATTGTGTTGGACAGTTTAGGTATGCTATTGACTCCAACTGATGTTAACCAGTTTGAAGCAGGTGACTTAAAAGGTGATATGGGCCGTAAGCCTAAAGCACTCACTGCATTGGTTCGTAACTGTGTTAATATGTTTGGTAGTTTGAATATCGGCCTAGTAGCAACTAACCACACTTATGCAAGTCAAGATATGTTTGACCCAGATGACAAGATTTCAGGTGGTCAAGGCTTTATCTATGCCAGCAGTATCGTAGTTGCTATGCGTAAGTTAAAGCTCAAAGAGGACGAAGATGGTAACAAAGTAAGTGAAGTAAAAGGTATTCGTGCTGCTTGTAAGATTATGAAAACCCGTTATGCCAAACCTTTTGAATCAGTACAAGTTAAAATCCCTTACGAAACAGGAATGAATCCTTACTCAGGATTGGTTGATATGTTTGAGGGTAAAGGTTTATTGGCAAAAGAAGGGAATAGTCTTAAATATACACTAGTAGATGGGACAGTTATTAAACAGTTTCGCAAGGCTTGGGAACGTAATGAAGATGGTAGTTTAGATCGTGTAATGGCCGACTTTACTGCACATCCGCATCAAACACAAACTGAAGAAGCTGTACAACCTGAAGAGGAATCAGTAGAATGACAATCGAAGTAGATGTATTAGGCGAAGTATACAGCACACTAAAGCAGTATATTCCACAAAAAGACCGTCAAGAGGCCAGTGATAATCTTATGAGTATTCTTGTTGACTTTTTAAGCGACAAGGATCTTAAAGATTTTGGTGGTACAGACTCGTATACTAAGAAAAGCTTTGAAGAATACGCCGATGGCGATGACGAAGATTACGAAGACTACGAAGAATAACCATGTGGTACAACAAAGTTGTTGCCGACTTGGGAAATATTCCCGCCTTCATTGACTATTACGAAAACGAGCTAATCGAAGCCAAATACGATTGCTCGGTTAAAGGTCACTTGGAAAAAAATATTGCAGCTTTGCCTGGTATAACTGAACAGAGATTTAATCAGCTTCAAGAAATTGAAGCTGTATTAAACTTTTTGAATATTCAATTACGAAAGATTCGTAAGAAACACTTTCAAAAATACCTTGAAGGCTATGCCCGAGCACTTACAAGTCGCGATGCTGAAAAGTATGTAGACGGCGAAGATGAAGTCATTGACTTTGAAACTATTATCAACGAAGTAGCACTGATTAGAAACAAATGGCTGGGCTTAATGAAGGGTCTTGAAAGCAAGAACTTTATGATAGGTCACGTTGCTCGACTCAGAACTGCAGGTATGGAAGATATTACACTATAAGTAATAATATGAAAATAGTATTATGCACCGGGGGGTTTGACCCAGTCCACAGTGGACATATCAAATTACTTAAAGCTTCAAAAACATTGGGCGATATGCTGATCGTAGGAATTAATTCCGATGCTTGGCTTGAGCGTAAAAAAGGTCGGGCATTTATGCCATTCCAAGAGCGAGCCTGTATAATTGATAATCTATCAATGGTTGATTATGTAATCAACTTTAGCGATGACGATAATACTGCTTGTGATGCTATTCGTAAAGTTCGTGCTGAATATCCCGACGCTGAAATTATTTTTGCAAACGGCGGAGACCGTACTAAAGAAAACATTCCTGAAATGATTTTCGACGATGTAGAATTTGTATTTGGAGTAGGTGGAGAAGACAAAGCCAACAGCAGTAGTTGGATATTACAAGAATGGAAAGCACCCAAAACAAATCGTACTTGGGGATACTATCGAGTACTGCACGAAAATGGCAAGCAAGTTAAACTTAAAGAATTAACTGTAGCTCCGGGAAAATATTTAAGTATGCAACGTCACAGTGACCGTGCGGAACATTGGTTCGTAGCAGAAGGTACTGCCACAGTATATACTGTCAATCGCAGTACAGATACAGAACTATTGGGAGTGTTTGATACATTTGAACACATACATATCAATCGTACTGAATGGCACCAGTTGGCCAATGAGACCAGTGCACCATTAAAGATTATCGAGATTCAATACGGTGAGAATTGTGTTGAAGAAGATATCGAACGTATATCAATGTCAGTGGCTACCGGGCATTAATAAGCCAAACATTTCTTCTTGACTCTGTAGGATTAATCTATATAAGTTGCGATGCTTAAATGCATACTCTTGTCCTACGCTAGTCAATGTTGCAGGAGGCAATTTGCAACGACTTTCAGTCTCAGTACCACTGGTAAAGTTCTTAACTTCGAGACTATGCTTTTCACATAAGTGGCGAATGGCCTTGTTCCAAGTCAAACAATGCATAAACAAATGACTGTAGCCTCTGTTACGTGCCCACACAATTGCTTCTTCCATCAATTGATCTGCAATACCTTGTTTGCGATTGGCACCGTTAACAATAATACCAAATTCAACTTCTGTTTCGTTGACTACTGCAATATGTACTGCACCAATCCATACTTTATTTCTTTCGGCAACTAAAAAATAGTTTTGCTCGGGATTCTTTACAAATCCTTCTACCAAGTGATCAATAAAGTAATCAGTTACAGGCAAGCCAAAGAACATTCGAATGGTTTCTTCGTCTTGTTCTTTAAGCCAATCTGCGTATAAGTAATATTCAGTTTGTGACAGGAATCTGGTTGTTATCATAAAAATATTTAGTTGAATCTGCAGTCTCTACAATAATACTGCCATAGTCTTTTACTATAGTTAAGTGGTTATCTTGTGCAAAATTTAGTACAAAATCAAACGCCAACGGTTCGATATCGTTGAGTTTAGTGTCTAAAATAACACATTTGATCTGATCTATTACCGTAGGCATAACATACACTGAATAACCTGGATTTTTAATGTTAGTGATCTTTTGTGCATTAGGGCGATAATGTGCTACAACCGAACACAGTCTATCACTCCAATCACTGGGCCTAAAAATTGCACCAGCAATAGTTATTCCTTTGATAAGATATTTCATGCTGATGCTATAGTATATGCTAACACTAAAATAAGACAAGTGATTGCAAATTTAACACCAAATTCTTCAATTTGACTGATTTTGTTGATTGCTTGAATCATTGATTACTTTCCGTTATGCAAACTACTTACCAACTGATCCGCACGAGCTTTACGAGCTTCGATAATAGATTCTAACATTGTTTTGAAAAAAGATTTAATTGTGTTCATAATATTATTCCTTATTTTGATAAAACAGTTAATGTTAAACCAAGTGCTAACGCTAATAGTGTATAGGTCAGAACTTTCATGGTTGCAACAAATAATTCATCATTCATACTAGACCGCCGTATCTTTGTTGATCATAATGACGTAACCAAAATTCAACTTCTGCAGGTGAACTTGGGTTTTTGCTGGCAATATATGCTTCCATTGCCGTTGGAGTGTTTAATAGTTTTTTAAGTTTATTGATTAAGTGTAACATTGTGTGTTTTCCTTGTTATAGTAAAAACTAATGGTTTCTACTAATAGTATTTATACTGATGTTAGTATAACACAACGATTTATGCATAGCTATTGAATATGGCTAAATCTTTGTGCTATAATTTGTTTTTATTAACTAAATAGGATATAACCGTGAAAAATATGAGAATTACCGACATCATTACAGAAGATTTGGCAGTGGATGCAAGATATGCAACCAGAGCAGAGATGAATATTCTTTCCCAAAAGCTATCTGCCCAATTACCAGAGTATAGATTTAGTGTTGAAAAGAAATCTACTAGTGAAGTAATTTATATTCGTATTTTTAACGCAGACAAGCAAGCTATCGTTGATTACTTTAGAGCACAAGGTCTTGACCAATTGCCGTTAGAGCCTGAACAAGCAGGCATTAGCGCAAAGTATCGCAATAATATTTTAAGTTATCAAACCAGTAGTAGACACATTGAGCCTATTGCTCAAAATAAACAACACAAAGTACCACAAACAAAAACCAATGCACAAACTGTTATCTATACATTGGTTGTAGCCAGTTCTGGTAAAGAAGAAGAAACTGGTGTTGGTGTTAGCATTAAAGAATTTACTCCTACTAGTTTGGGACTAGCAGGCCGTAAGTATACAAAAGACACATTGATCCAAGCTGCTCAACAAGCAGTAGCTGAAAAAACCAAAACTCGCAAAGATCTACAACAGATTTTGTTGGGGCTGATTGATGTTGCAGCCAACGGTGGCAAAGGTACACTACCTCCAGCAGTTAATCAAAATTTAAGCGGTAGAGCACGCAATCAACTTAGCGTGGACTTTGGTGAAATACTTGCTCCTATACTGATTGCAGAAAATGATCAAGAAATTGAATTCCCTGCAGATGGAAACTTCCCATTGATTGACGTGATTGTCAACAAGGTTAATTATAGTGTCAAGAGCTTAACAGGTTCGGGTACTAGTTTTCGCAGTATCAGTGATTTAATGGATAACTTTGAAAAGACTGTTGAGAAAGATACTAAACAAGAAAAATTGTTTGCGTTATTCAAAGGCTACCATCCTAAATCAGGCGGCTCCAACAAAGACAAAATTCTTCGTGCAGCCCAATTGATTCAGGTTCCAGAACTTAAAAAACTGACATCGTCTTTGGGCAAAAAAATTAGCGGTGACATTAATTTTGAAAATCTTAAAGCCATTTTGGCAAAAGTTGTAGACCCAACTGACAAAAGTACAGATGCATACACAAAGTTTTTGAATTGGGTTTACCCCAGTATGACTGCCGGCGGTTGGGGAAAACCAGTTGGGCTACCACAAGACGGCAATCGCTATATGGGAAACAAGACCAAGACCAAAAGCAAAGACGAAAAAGGTTCAGATGAACCAATCGAAAAAACCGCAGGCTATCCCAGTTTCCGTGCTGATCCTCTAGAAGCTGCGGCCAACATAGTAACTTATATGTTGGGAGTTGCAACACTTAACGCAGTCACTCGTGGCCCAGATGCCGACGATTATGCTCATATGATGACCAACGTGGTCAACCAAAGTTCAGCGTCTTTGGGAAGATTGGACATAACAGACAGCGGCGGTTTGGTTGTTTCTACCAAGCCATTCAGTGAATTGAAGTTCAAATTCCAATATCACGCACCAAGTCATTTACCAGGAAATAATTTACCTGGCTTTATGATAGTGTATTGACATTTAATACAATCTCTGCTATAATACTCATATGATTACACGCATTAACGGTGATTGCATAGAAGTCGCCTATGAAATTCCAGATCTTAGTATTGACTTACTGTTAACAGATCCTCCCTACAATATCAGTGGTGGTGGAGCTGAGCCTGTTTGGATTGACAAAGCCACTGGCCTAAACAAAACTACAATACACAATCAAAACTTCAGCAAAGACTTTGCTGAAAATTGGGATGATGTTGAGCACGATGAATTTCTAAGTCAACTTGACTCTTGGAGTGAAATGTGGTTCTCAAAGTTGCGTAAAGGTGCTAGCTTTGCTGTATTCATCAGTGACCAATATGTCAGTTACTTGTGGAAAAGTATGGAGCGTGCAGGGTTTGAACCTAAACGTGTTTGGACTTGGAAAAAGCCTGCAGCAGTTCCATTCAATCGACAGGTAAATCCGGTAAGTGCTTGTGAGTATATCCTGTGGGGAATCAAACCCGGAGGTAAGCGTACATTTAATGCAGATGCAGCTCCTGGCACTATTGTTGAGCGTTATGCGGCTGCTGATAAAATCAGTAGCATTGTCTACAAGTTAGCAAAAGAAACAGACGCTGAAGCCAACTTGGAACGAATCTTTGCACAAGCATTGGCAGAAGCAAAAACAATGTTACGTGATCGTAAGCGAGATAAAGGTAATGTACAATGTGTAATTCCCAACACTATCACTTATAGTGGCGGATTGGGAAAGAATAAGATTCATCCAACTGAAAAGCCAGTGGAATTATTAGAGTACTTTATTGAACTGCTAAGTAATGAAAACGACACGGTATTGGATACATTTGCGGGCAGTGGCAGCACAGGTGTTGCTGCTGAACGTAGAAATAGAAATTGCATCTTAATTGAACGTGACAGAGATATGTTTTTTAAGATGAGTAAAAAGTTTAATGCGCTGGTAACTTAAATCCGACAAGGATTATTTGTGCGACTTTAGCATAGCGGTAGTGCCGAGAACTCATAATTCTTACGGGACTGGTTCGAATCCAGTAGGTCGCACAAATAATCTTTTAATTCTTTCCACCATTTATCCAAAATCATTGACAATCAAGACTAAATAAAATATAATAGATACTATGATGACTAACACTTTTAATCATTTGTGCAGACAAAACCAACAACCCAAACTAAGTCTGGGTGGCGTAGTAGCCTATTGGTCTATGACATCTGCAACAGAGATTAATAGTTCAGATCGTTTACCAAGCAGGGGTTTAAGTTAACATATTCTATTAAAGTATTTTAACTTAAACCCCAGGACTAAAAACCCTGGGGTTTTTGTTTTTGTAAAGGAGAAAACTGTGAACAAAAATTTAATTAGACAACAAAAGTTTTTGCAAGAG